CGCTTCCATCGCCAAGCGCTGCGCTTCAAGCGCCAGCTTTTCTTGCTCAAGCTGCGCCTTGGCTTGCGCTTCGGCCTGCTTGGCTTGCATCTCCATCGCGGCGCGTTGCTGCTCAGCTTGCGCTTCTGCTGCCGCACGCTGCGCTTCTGCCGCCGCACCCTGATCCTGTTGTGGCGCCGGTTGCGCGGCGATCTTGCTCATACGCTCCAGCGCATCTTCCGCCTGGCGCCCTAGCTTGAAATTGCGCGCGAAGGCGGTCAGCAAGTCCGCAACGACATCCATCGGCATTGCGCCGGCTTGCACCGCCGGCCCCACCGCCTGGATGAACCCGCCGAAGCCCTGCACAAACTCCGCCGCGTTCGTCTTCAACCGCGCAACGTCAGCTTGCACCGTGCTATCGGTTTCAATGTCCACCCGATAGCCGCGCATCGCATCGGAGCGAAGCACTTGCAGCACGTCATCCCAGGACGGGACGGTTAGCACTTGCTCAATCTCAGGTGGCACCGGTTGCCCAGACTGTTGCGCCATCATCGCCGCTTGCTGCGCTAGCATCTTTTGTTGCGCTTGCGGCAGGTCAACGCCAGTCATCAAGCCCAGCGTCTCAGGCTCAAACTTTTCGCCGATCAATTCCGCCATCAGCCGCACGGCATCGCGCGCCATGCGCTGCACCTCAGCTTGCCGGTCCTGAATGCGGATCGAACCAAACTGCGCCTTGATCTGTTGCGCGGTGGCAGTCTCGCTTGCCACGCTGGCGCCGCGCACAATGTCAGATAGGCCCGTGATTTCGTAAATGGTGGCCTTCAGCGCCTCGCGGTGTTGCATAAGCTGGACAATGACAGAAACCAGCGTTTCGATAGGAACCGGCCAAATTGCCTTATCAAGCCCTCGGTCGGCATATTGCATCGCGTTATCAACCGCGACAAACTCACCATCTTGCGCACGCGCAAGGCTCTCAAATTCGGCAATATCCGCTGCGCGCAACCCGCGATAGCGGCATTGCTCGACCAGCTTGTCAATCCGCCGCGTGACGTGATCAAGCTCGTCCGCTTGATCCTTGTAAAGCGAGTAGGGCACAACCGGCACAAGGCTACCGCTATCCACCACGTCATAAATCGGGCGCGGCATTGGCCAGAAATCTTGCATCCCTAGCGGATCATCCACCCGCTTTAGGATTTTGGATGGCAGCGAAGGCGCAACGAAAAGAACCTCACGCTCTTCCTTGTCCCATATCTCATAGACCGTGCCGCGCTTGAAAACGTCCGGCACGTCGCGCGGGTCAGAATTGCGCGCCCGTGCATCATCCGTGATGATGTCAAGCGGCATTGTCGCGCCAAGATCGCCAAACCGATCTTCCAATTCATCGCGCGTCAGGCGATGCTCAAAGCCGATCCAGGGCACTTCTTCCCACTTGCGGCCTGGCCCGATGATGAAATCCTGCCAGTTCACATGCTCAATGCAAACCTTCTGGAACACGATACGCGGCGCGGCAGGTTGCATTGGCTCGGCGCTGGCCTCTTCCGCGTATTCTTCCGCCGCTTCCTGTTGCTCTTCCTCGCTTTGATCGAAGGAAGGCTCATAGCGCACGCGCAACACGCCACGCCCGGCCAGCACGCTATCAAACACCGCCGCGCGCATGTTGCCGCCGAAATCATAGGCGTCGAAGGAATAGCTTAGGCTGCGCTCCAGCACTTGCGCCGCCACCTTGCCGGTCGCATCAGCATCGCCAAAGCGCCGGCGCACGTCCGGGATTGGCGTCGAATTGTAAATGGCCGGCAGTGTGATTTGCGTATTGGCATACAGGATATTGAATTTCTTGCCTTGCTGGTTTTCCTTGTCGCCGCGATAGCGGTCGCGCGCTTCGCCAGCAGCCTTGCGCCATGCTTCCTCGTTCTTCCGCGCCAGCGTAATGCTATCAAGCCAAAGGCGCGCAAGGCCAGCGTCATCCTCGCCAGCGTCTTCGCGGTCTTCATAGGCTTCGCTGGCGCTTTCGCTCATTATGCGCCCACCATGCGCCCGACCATCGCCGGATCAGCTTGCAGCAAGCCGGCAGGCGTCGGAATTGGATTCCCAGGGCGCGTTTGTACGGCAAACATAGCTTGCGTATCGCCAACATCCACTCGCAGCGGGGGTTGCCCTTGCACTGGCACCCATGCGCCCGCGCGCGTGTCATTGTCGGTTATCGCCTTGGCAGCCGTTGCAGTCGCCTTAGGGCCATAGAAGCCCTGCCAAACCCATTCAGGCGGCGTTGTGGTCATGGCATTGCCCCTGTCAATGATTGAAGATCGGAATCAGACACAAAAGGAAGAATCCGAAGGCTTGTGGTTTCACCGAACATTGAAGCCAAGTCAGCAAAAAGATTGCCTAGTCGAAATTGCGTCAAACCAGAAGACGGCCCGCCTGTTACCGCCGCCACCGCGCCACCATTCAAAGACACCGCCGCGCGCCCTGATCCATTTAGCGCCATGCCGCCCTTGATCGCCGCGCCGGCAGTCACCGCGCCCGCATTGGCCGTAGCGCTGCCTTGGGCCAACAAAGAACGCTGCGCCTGAAGCTGGCCGCTCGCCTGATCCACGCGCATGGTAAAACGGTTGTCGCCGGTTCCATCATCAAGACACGCGATTGTATGCGTTGAACCTGTGATAAAATTCGGAACAACGCCGGACCATAACACCGTGCAGGCGCCATTGGCAGCAATACCCAAACTCGACAGCGAAGCGGACACGCGATCATGACCGCGCGTTGATGCTCCAGGCGTTCCGACAGGCGGAAAGATTGGGCTGGATGGAAATCCCAATTCCAACTGCGGCGCAATAATCCGAAACGTGCAATCAATCGCCACGCCTATTTGCGGGCTTACACTGATTTGACTGCCCGCTAACCCTACTGTCGCCTGCGCCAAGGTGGCCGTTATGGATTGCCGTTGGAACAGCGTGCTAACAGATACCGCCAAAGATTGAAGCGACAAAAAAATATTGCCACTGGTCCATTCTGTGACCAGTAGGTTCACACTAGAAATGCCGGTCAACGATCCAGAAACAATTCTTATAGAAACGGAATGCGACCACACTTGGCCAACAGATGCTATTGGATAAACCTGATCAGCTCGAATGAGCGGTGACGAGAGGGATGAACTAGTGCCACTCAATCGAATGTCAACGTATGGGGTGTCATTTTCAAAGCCAAAACCCGCCACGTTCCACGACAAGCCTGCGCCGTTTCCAGCAGCCACCCAATTCGTAGGCATAGTGCCTGGGGTTCCAGCAATAGCGCCTTCGGCGCCGGGGTTTCGGATTGTATTCGTTCCCTGCCCCTCAATAAGCAGCCGTTGTGCAGGCCTGGTAAAGCGCGGAACGTCGGCGCCGTAGAAGGTCAGGCCATTATTACCGCCATTGATCGCGGTGGATTGAACGCCACCAGTCTGCGCCCGCGTGATGGTGAATGGAGACCGCAAAACGCCAGAGCGCACGAAAGCCGTCGCGTCTTCCGCAAAAGGCATCATCATCGGAATTGAGATGCCAATGCCGATCATGTCAGTTAAGCGCCACGATATTCGTTGCCGTGGTTGCGGCCATCACGCGCCGCGCGCTCACCGGCAAGATGGTCCCGGCCAAGACATTGTTAAAAGTCACGACTTCTTCACGGTCTGGCATTTGCAACACGACATCGCCAGTGCCGCCAATGTAAAGCGCGCGACAGTTAAGCACCGTGGTATTGCTTGGCGTTACGGCTGCATAGCCACGCGCCGGAAAGGTCTCGCTCATTCGTATTCCCCTCTCATGGCCGCGCGCCGTTGCAAGTGCCGCCGCGCCAACTCGCCAAGGTTGATCTGCATTCCGCCAGGCGCCGCCTGGATGGCAAAGCGCGGTTGCTCGGGCGGCTTTTCAGGGCGCAATTCACGCCATGCCATCGCCATGTAGCGAAAGGCGTCCGCCGTGTGACTGGTCCAATCGTGGCGCGGCTCGTCCCGAAACACGCGCTTCTTCTCGTCATAATCGGCCCGATATTGGCGCAATGCCTCTAGGCCCTCGCGGCACTTGCTTTCGTCAAACCAGCACCGCGCCATGGTCACGCGCGCCGCATTGATCCCGTCCATGACCTTGCCAGGCCGCAACACGCGCGGTACTCGCCCGGTCAATTCCCGGAATGTCTCAATACGCGTCCGGCCCGTGCCCAAATCACGCGCCTTGGCGTCATGCGGCAGGTAATCGTGCCCGTATTGATAGCCCTTGGCATTCATCACCGCCGCATAATGGGGCAGGCCGTGGCCATTGGCCTCATAGTGATCAATCACCCGGATCTGGTTTGCCGCCACTTGGAAGAACCAGATTGCCGTGCTGTCACCGACGCCCAAGTCCCAGGCCGTATGCACCCGCAAGGCAGGATCAGCCGGCACATGGCAGATTCGCTTGGTTTCCTCGGCCTCGGCAATCTCGCGCCCGTAATAGGCGCCGATGATCGCCGCGTCGAAACTGCATTCCCATTCTTGCGCGTATTGCTCCGCCGTCATGATGGCCCGCGCGGCTTCCAATTCACCGGGCGGGATTAGCCCAGTCTCAGAAGCGCGTAGCATGGCCCTAAACCAGTTTGGCGCGGTGGCGCCTTCCCATATCTCCCAGAAGGCGTTGCGGCCCTTGGGCGTCCCGATAAACGTCGCCCAGCCTTCATGATCGGCCAAAGCCGGGCGGATTACCTCGGGCAAGATCGCCGGCGGCATGTCCGCGTATTCGTCCAGCACCACACCATCAAAATACAGGCCGCGAAGCCGCTCGTAATTGTCAGCACCATAAAGCCGGATGCGCGCCCCGTTTGGCAGGTCGCACCGCAACTCGCTCTCGTTCCATTCGGCGCCCGGTATGGCCCGCGTGAATTGCTTCACATAGCCCCAGGCCACGTCCTTCGCCTGCACATACAACGGCGCGATATAGGCAAAGCGCGGTGGCGGCGATTTTCGCGTGCAGCGTAGCGCCGCGTCAACCAAGTCCGCCACACATGCCACCGTCTTGCCCGCGCGCCGATGCGCCACAAGGCAAGCCCAGCGTTCCCGGCGCCGATGGAATGGCGCGAATTGGTCCCGCGCCCGATAGCCCAAGTCAATCACGCGCGACATGGTTAATCCTCCGCGCGGGGCACTCCGGTCACGATGGTGAAGGCCAGCGGCGCGTCAGCATCGCCGGAAACTGTCTGTTTGCTCTCGGGCGGCATGATCCGGTTCAGCAAGTCCACCGCCGCCGCATGGCCGGAAGGGTTATGCTCATCCGTCGCCCGCGCCAGTTGCGCTTCGAGAATTTCATCCTTGCGCGCCGCAATCTTCGCCCGTATCTCCGCCGCGACCTCATGGCCCGCGCGCTTGGCGTCCGGGGAGGGTTGCGCCTCTGGCGTGAAGGCCTCGCGCCCATCGCCACGCCTGGCGCCCTTGGCAGGCCCGCCATAGCCGGGGCCGTTGCCCTTGGGCCGGGTCGCGCTCGTGCGACCGCCCATCAGTACTTCTTGCCGCCCTTCTTTTTCGTGCCCATGTGTCTCTCCATGAAAAAGCCCGGGCCTTGTGGGGCTCCGGGCGGTTAAAGTGGTGGGCCTAGGTCGCCAGTTATTCCCCGGCTGGGGCGACTCCGCGGGACGCCTAAGCGTTTCGCCCTTTCAGGCTCGTCAGCCGCGCAAAATGCCAGGCCAGATGTTCACTTGTCTCAACCCACCTTGGTGAACCCACGGCTATCCCCGGCAGCCTTACTAGGCTCCGGGCGCAAAAAACCAGTGTAAATCCCCCCTACAAATAAATCACGCGCTTGTCAAGCGCCTTTCAACGCGACCAGCCGGTCAAGCCCAATTGCCACCTCAAACACCACGCCTTCGGGCCAATCGGTGCGCTCGGAGCATCCCGCAACCTCCAGGCCGCGCATGTGCCAATCCACCGTCCGGCGGCTGTAGTGGGGCAATTCATCAGCCGGGGCAGCCTCGCCGCCAAAGCGCGCTGTCAGGGCTTCCAAGGCAGCGCCGATGTAGTCCGCCTTGGTGTCAGGCCGACAAAATAGCTGGAACTCTTGCTGCCAAAACTCCCTCAGCCGCAGCTTGGTCGCGCGCATCGTCTCGCCGTGGGCCTCGTCCCGGAAGGACTTCCCGGCTTGCCAAAGGCACAGCGGCAGGCGCTTCATGCGCTGCGCCTGTTGCGGGAACATGGCGCCAAGCGCCGCAAAGGTGCCCGCCGTAGTCTCGGGGCGCAGATAACCGCGTGACGTGCCGAGTAGCTCAAACCCAGCCTCGATATGCCCGCCAAGATGCTCGGCAGGCGTCAAGATGGGCGTCTCGACCCGGATCATGGTCACGGCAGGGTTAAGCGCCTGCCAGGCGTCCCGGACAATCGTGGCAATCAGCCGGATTAGGGCGTCTCGTTCTTCAATTTCGCGCTCAGTCCAAAGGACAGTGGCGTTGCTGAATAGGGGGATCATGGTGCGTCCTTGTCACGGCGCGGCGGGGGCAACGCCTTGTGGAAATGGGCCAAATACTTCAACCACAGCGCCACATCGTCCGGTATCCGCACAGCGCCGCGCGCCCATTGCCGGACGGTGCCCTCGGGGCGTCCCAGGATGCGCGCCAAGCCGCGCTGCGTCCAATGCAGCGCGTCAAGGCATTCGCGGAAGCGGGTGGGGGTCATGGGGTCACCTGAATGAAACGCTCGCCAACCATTCCCATTGCGCCATCGGCGTCCTTAATCATCGCCAAACCCGGCCTAATCCAGCACAAAAACACGCCAGAGCCTTCGCCACCAAGCGGGGCTTTCCATGTGATCGGGGTTCCTTTGCTCATGGCGCGGCCCCTTATGCTGCGCGTTGCGCTAAAAGCAGGTAAAACCTTGACAAAAAAAGCACTGTCCAACGGGTTTTTGCCCAACGCCAATCAGCCGCGTGCCAGCTACTAAACGGGTTTTGCGCCATGCGGCGCTGCTCGTTGCAAATTGCGTCAAAGCAGCATTCCATCCAAAGATACAGTTTTAGATATTGGCTCATCGGGCTAACTCCTCTTATGCTTCTTTGACAATTTCCACAGGAACCAGCGCGGTTCCACGATCCGTAAGGCGCATAACCCAACGCCCCTTGGCGTTGCCAATTTTGCAGGTTTTGAAGTCGCGGTGGATGCGCTTCCACTGATCCATGGTCATTTTTACGGTGGATGCGGTTTCGTTACTCATCGGGCTAACTCCTCGAAGCCGGGCTTGATTGCCTCGGTGCAATCCTTATACGCATATCGCGCGCATTGGTCAAGCGAAAAAATGCAGGGCGCGCGATTTTTTTACATCCCCCAAACCGCTGCCATTCTGCCAAGCGCATCCCGGAACGCCTCCGGCGCCAGGCGCTCGGGCCAGAGGTTCCACCCAATCACCTGCCGCACGTCATGCACCAGCGCCGGGCCAATCGCGTCATCGGCAAGGCGCAGATCGGCCAAGGCTGCAACCTGGGCTAATGTCGGGTCATATCCACCGCCACCACTGCCCCGGAACCCCACCTTGGCGCCGCTCGCCACCTCCAGCCGGTGCAAGTATCGGTCCGCCGCTTCGTGATGCTCATCGGTCAAAAAGCCGCCCTCATGAAGCTGGTGATAAATCACCTTCCGGCTTGCGGCCCGTATAGCGGGCGCTGATGGCGCTTCCGGGTCTGTCCGGTAGCCTAGAAGCACCCGACCCGCCAGAAGGCCTTGGACCGGGCCAAAATCGGGCTCTATGGGCTTCTCAGGGCGACCCCGGCCCCGTTTGGCCGCGCGCGGAGGGTTCATGGCTTGGTCTCCAGCTTAGTCCGGGCACCTGCTGCGATTTTCTGCAAGGTCTCGGCCCTTGTTGTCAAGTAATCCTTGTCAGCCGGCGCAAAGGCCCTAGGAACGGCTTCTAAGGCGGTTTCAACCTTACCCATGGCCCAGGCTTCCAGCTCCTCCCACACATGGCGCCGGGCTACGGAAGGCGGGTCTAGCGCCATTTGCGGTAGCTCCGATTGGCGCGCGGGATCAGCCGCGATGCGATTGCGCTGGTCAGGCCAGCGGGCGGTGGCCAGGGTTCGCCAGCGGCTTGCCAAGCGTCGAAGGCTGCCTTGATGCTGGCCTTGGTCGGGAAGTTTTTGGCAGGGTCTGGCGCTGTCTCATTTTTGAGATTATCCCCGACACTGGCGCCAGGGAAGGGAAACGTATCAGGGGCGCATCCCCGATAACCCCCGATCTCGTCGGGGGTATCGGGGGCTCCCCGATGATACTTTTCCCTATAGTGCATCGGGGACGGGGAATCCCCGATAATCCCCGATACCTTCCCCGATGCGTAGCTGAATAAATCCATGTCACCCGGCTCCTTGCTGCTGTCTCATTTCTGAGACTTTGGTCCGATTTAC